GACCGGTTCGGTGTCCTGTTCCCGACCGGCCGGTTCGGGGCGTTGCCCCCACCACGGGGTGCTGGACACCTGCTCGGAGATCAAATCGAGCACGGAGAACAGGGTGGTCTCGGCGGTGGTCAGGTTCAGCTGGCTGGAGATCGAGCCGGGGCCGGCGCCGAACAGCGGGATACCGGTGTCACCGGGTGCGGTGAACGCGACGGGTGGTTGGTCGTCCCGGACGGTGGGGCCGGCCAGGTTGGCCAACGCCCCGAGGAGGCTCATGTGCGGTCGCCGCGTCGCGTGGCCGCCCGGGTCTCACGTTGGAAGTCCAACAGCAGGATCGCGGCCCCGACACCGATCCACCCGGCCACCGAACCGAGCTGGAACAGGGCGTACACCAGGGCCGCGAATCCCGCTGTGGAACCGACCATGTCACGAATGAACGCGCCCATTCGGGTGAGCATTCCTGGTCGGTTTCCGGCACGCGGCTTCACCCGCCGCTTTTTCACTAGTCCCACAATCCCCGCGAGAATGACCCCCACCAGCGACCTGCGGTCACTACCAGCGACAACACCACCCGGAACAGTCACCGCAGTCACCACATCACCCCGCTAGGAAAATGTCCCGGTCCGCGAACTTCCTCCGCAGATCGTGATGAGCGACAAGATACCTCACGTCATCCATACCATGATCATGCTCTTTCACCGGGTGCTCATCCTCCGCGCGTCCCGGTTTCCCATCCGGCCACACGTACGACCCGAACTCATCCACCGTGCACGTCGGCCGCCCCTGCTCCTTCAACTCCGGATCCACCTCCACCAGGGCGCCCTGGAACAACACCAGCCGAGGCCGCCCGTCCTCCGGGACCCGCAGCCGCTTCTCCACCGCCTGGATCCCCCGGCTCACCTCCTTACGCGCCGGCGTCGTACCCATCCGCAGATGCTTCGACAGGGTGGCCCGGTCTTCCGCGTCGTGATCGCAGATGATCGCCACCGGTTTCGGTTCGATCCATCTCAGCAGGCCCTGTTCCACCGCTTCGGCTGGTTCGTCCTTGATCAACCGGTCCTGTTCCCGGCGGCCAGCCCGGTCGGTCGCCCGCGCGGCCGGCACACCGTGCGTGACCAACCGGAGCATGTGTCGGGCGTGGTCCTCGACCAGACGGCGGGTGCGGTAAATCTCCCGATACATGATCAACCGTCCGTCGGGGTCCTCGGCCCACCACTGGCAGCAGAACGGGTTGGTGAACCCGAAGTCGACCACCCAGAACCGCGGCCACTCCCGATGGATCTTGAACGGTTTCAGGTGATGCACAGCCGGGTCCCATGAGTCATAGACCAGGCCCTCAGCCGCCACCCACCGGCCGTCCAGCAGCCGCGCCTTACGCACCCCGGTCAAGTTCGCCAGCCGACCGAGGTACTCGGTGCCCTGCTGGGTGAGCGTGTACTCCACCCCGTCCCGTGACAGTGTCGCCGGTTCACCGTCGGTCGCCTCCCGGTAGAGCCGGGGGTTCTCCCAATGCGCGCTGTGCAGGATCGTGGTCTTGCCCTCGTCAGCGCGGAGCTTCAACCAGTGCGTCGGCCGGTCGGGGTTACAGTCGGCGATGACCTGCTGGAACGACACCTTGTAGTTCCGCAGCCGGGAGGTGATCGCCTCCCAGTCGGCGACCAGAAGCTCGGTCGACTCGCCCACGTAGATCAGGTCGTACTCGGAGCCCATGATCTTGGTTGGTTTGTCCAGGCCACCGATCACCACACTGGAGCCGTTCCCGAACCGGTATTGCGGGGGTTCCGCGGTCGACCCGCCGTAGAACTCGACCAGCCCGGCCTCCAGGGCTTCCTTCGCGACGTGTTCCCGCCAGGTCACCATCGTGGTCGACGTCAGCGACGTGTTGGTTTTGCGGACCACCAGACACCTGCAGCCCGGGTTCGCCAACGCGACCGCCAGCACCTTCTCCAGACACGCCCGGCTCTTGCCTGTGCCGGCCGGCCCGGACACCAACACCTCGGGGTCACGGCACAGCAGCAGACGCAGAGCGGTCCCCCGGGGCGCGTACACGTGGGTGAGGTCGCGCGTTGAGGGACCGCTTAACGGTTCGGGGAGAGTGCTGGTCATGGGGGAAGTATGGGTTCATCTGGTCCGAGAAGGGCCCGGTAGTACCGGAGGATCGCCGGCCAGTTGTCCGGCGTCGCCGGTGTCGCCGAGGACGCCGTGATCGGCGACGGGGTGTACGTGCCGTGCAGCTGGTACTCCACCTCCGGCGACAACCCGATCTGCTCCGGCGGCAGCGGCCGTGTCCGCGTGAACGCCCACATCGCGTGGGCGCGGCGGAGCTGGTCCTGCGCGGACGTCGATATCCAGTCGGGCCAGGCCGGCCACACGTTCGGGGTTTCCTGCACCGTCTGCCACAGCAGCCGGTACGCCTGTTCAACCTTCCGTCTCTGCGAGTAGATCTCGAACGCGCGCAGCATGTAGTTACCCATGGTCGACTAGATCCGGGTGTTGAAACATCAACTTCTCCAGTCGTCGCAACTCCCGCACCGGCAACTCCGGACGCGCCGGCGGCGGCCCCGTCACCGCCGGACGCCACACGAACAACCTCAACACCCGATACAGCCCGATCGGGATGTCCTGCCCGAACACCTCATAGCGGCCGGCGACCGGCGGAGCCGAGTCCTGCGGGTTGTCCACCACCGGCCAATACGCGCGCGGCGGCGGCGGCGGGGCACCCGGAACCGGGATCGTCGACACCGGTGCCGCGTCACGCCACATCTGCCCGTCCCACGGGCCACCGTGGAACACCGTCACCCCGGTCACGGCAGGAACCCCTGTGGCTGCCAGTTGTCCAGGTCGCCGAGCAGGGCCTGTAACTCTGCCTCGCGGCACGCCACGAACCGCTCCGCGTACATCCGCGCCATCGCCGGCGGGGCGTCCGGTACGGCCTCCATGCACTTCGCGTAGACCACGTCCACCAGGTCATCCGGGCCGCTCATCGCAGGGCCTCCATCGGCACCCCGTTGATCGTGTACTGCACCGCCACCGTGTGATCAATCTTCACCGGCATATCCGCGCCATACAGCTTCCGGATCGACTCCGAGATCTTCACCGCCCGATCCACCGCCGCCAAGATCGGCCCATCGTCCACCACTTCCGTCAGCTGGCCGAGGTGAACGTGGTAATGCACCGTTTCCAACACCGCGTCGACCTGCTCCCGCAACGCGATCAGCCGTGCGTACTCCGCCGCCCGGATCCTCTCCGCAGCCTCCTGCTGCACCTTCCCCAGCTCACGGCCGACGATCTTCGCCACAGACCAGATGCTCAGGCCGTGGGACTTCCCGATCGCCGTGTACGTTTCCTCCCCGGCCGTGACGCGCTGCATGATGTTCGTGTCACGCACGATCTTGTCGATCGCGGTTTCCGCTGCGTCTTCCCTGGTGCGGTATTTACCCGTCATCGCGGTCGCCTTCCTTCCACGCTGGGAGACCCCCGTGCGTGGCGTTCCACTTGTCCCGAAACCGCTCGAACTCGTCGTAGGACACCACCTGAGTAGCCCGGATGATCCCCTGTGGGCCCGGCCCGTACTCGTCGCGGATCGCCCGGATCAACTCCTTCGCCGACCGCTTCGGGTGCTGCCACCAGTTGTAGGCGAACGCGGCCGCCGGGATCAGCGAGAACCAAAACGTCGGCGCCCCGTAGGTGATCCCGAACGCCACCCAAAACAGTTGCACCAGCACACCCATAGCCCACCCGGCGCGCCAGCCGTGGCCGTTCATCCAGATCACGGCGGTGACCATGACCGCTTGGGTGAGTCCCCACGCCCAGTGGATCACGTCAGCTCCTGCCAGTCGGCCACGGTGCCGTCGTCCGGCAGCAGGAACGCCAGGTCATGGGCCGCGAACTGGCGTTCCGGGGGGCACTCGGGGCACAACGCGCACAGCAACCCCCCGTGCGGGTGGGTGCCGTGCTGGGGGCACGGGCTGGTCGGGTCACTAGTCGGTTCGGTCATCGCTGTCCCCGCCCTCCCCTGCAGCGTTCTTCAGCCGCTCGGCGAACTCCTGCGGGATCTCACCGACCACCTCCACCGTGGTCTGACCGTCGTCGTCGTGGTCGACCGCGACCCTCGGGTTGATCAGCACACCCTCGACCGGGTCGCCGCCCTCTGGGGTGATCACCACCTGACGGGCCGCCGGCGGTGGACCGAACACGGCGCCGGAGTCCAGGTTGAACACGCCGTGCAGGGTGGTCGAGTAGTCCGCCAGGCCGAGCAGTCGTTCATGGGCCTTTTCGTCCAGGCCGGTGATGTCCGGGGCCGCCGTGACCTTGCCGGCCCGACCGGTGAACCCGCCCGTACGGACCTGTGGCTGGAACGGGTGAACCTCACGCCACCGCACCCCGTGTGGCCCAGTGAACAGGAACTCCCCCGCCGTGGTCATGTGCACCGGCGCCACCTCCCGCCCGGCCACCGCGGCGAGCGTCTCGCGGATCTTCGGCCCGATCCACACCAACAGCCACTGGTCGAACTGAACCAACTCGGGATCCCGCCGGGCGATTGACCCATCCG